ACCGTTTTCTACTTTTGCGAAATGGCTCATGTTTGCTCCTTAAAAAGTAATAGTGCCAGAAGATGTGAAAGTATAAATCTGATACCCATCAGAGTAGTTTATCTGAGGGCTTCCTGTTGTGGAAGTGGGTGGTAATAAAGATGATGGGTAACGTATGATGACAATACCAGAACCGCCAGCGCCCCCGGCCTGTGAAGATGCCCCAATAGTGCCACCGCCACCGCCTCCTGTATTAGCTGTGCCGGGCTGAACTGCCACTATTACGCCGCTAACGTAATATTGACCATTACCACCTCCGCCGCCACCGCCTAATCCAGCCCTTGATGTTGAACCATCAGCCGCGCCACCGCCACCGCCAGCGTAAAAAACCCGTGATCCGTTAATAGTGGAACAAGTTCCAGTTCCGCCATCTCCGCTTTTTAAAGAAGTATCATTTCCCCTAACTCCAAGAGAACCTGAACCCCCACCGCCACCTGTAGTTTCGGGGCTTGGAGTTGCAAACCCGCCAGAAAAACCTTGACCAGAAGTTCCAGCCCCAGCTACACCACCCACACTTGCGTAAGCACCGCCACCGCCACCAGACCCACCAGACCCACCAGCTAAATTTCCTGAAGTTGTACCAGCGCCGCCACCTCCACCGCCTGTGGCCGTAATTGAACTAAATACTGAATTAGAACCATTTGTTCCTTTTGTGCCAGCAGCCGATCCTCCTCCTGCGCCAACAGTAATTGTCAATGCAGAACCAGCGGCTACAGCAAAATTAGCAGCAGTCAAAAGGCCACCAGCACCACCGCCGCCTCCTTTACCACTACCACCACCTCCGCCTCCGCCCCCAGCAACTACGAGGTATTCAACTTCGGTGGCTGTACCAGACAGTGGGTTAAAGGTTGCGGAAAGGAATCCACCTAATAAAGTTTGACTCATGCTTTGTCCTTAGAAGGTGATTGTTCCAGAGGCATTAAACGTATAAATGGTATTGCCGCCGCTGGTTGTGACTGTAGGTGAGCCTGTAGTTGACGATGCCGCAATTGCTGATGAAATGATAACTACACCAGAACCGCCTGTACCACCAGTCTGAAACCAGAATCCGCCACCTCCACCACCACCTGTATTGGCAGTCCCCGCCACAGCGTTAACACCTAGTGTAAGGTCAGCACCAGCTCCACCTCCGCCATTACCCCCCGCTGGTTGTGCGCCGTTATTTGCTCCGCCCCCACCACCACCAGCACGATAAACAGAAGAACCTGTAATACTAGATGCAAGACCAACACCGCCATCACCTCCAGTACCAGTAGCGGGAGCACCAGCCGCACCAGCGCCTCCTCCACCAGAACCACGTCCTATTCCAGAACCAGTAGTACCGCCATTGTTTCCTTGACCAGATGTGCCTGTACCGCCTGTGTTAGTTGGGTCAGCGGCTCCACCACCGCCAGAGCCGCCATTTTGACCTATTGCCGTAAATCTAGTACCGCCGCCCCCGCCTCCAACAGATGAAACTGCGCTACCAAATGAAGATGTACCTCCACTACCGCCCGGCCCCGGAGAAGTAGAAACCCCACCAGCACCTACAGTAACAGTCAATGCAGAACCGCTTGAAACATAAGCAGTAGCCGTTAAATAACCGCCCGCGCCTCCACCACCAGCGCCGCTAGTTTCGCTCGACTTAAATCCACCGCCACCACCACCAGCAACAACTAAATAACTTACTAAAACAGCCGAAGTTGGCGTTGTTGGGGCTAAAGTTCCGGACGAAGTAAATGTGTGAATAGCATAACCATTGGCAAAACTAACAGTTCCACCAGTGTAAAACTGGATATTACCGGGGTATCTAACTACTACGATGCCTGAACCACCAGCCGCGCCAGCGCCACTACCGCTATTCCATTGTCCACCACCGCCACCGCCTGTGTTGGCAGTACCGGCAGTATTATTATTGGCATCTAAAGCAGTTACTGTTCTACCGCCACCTCCAACACCGCCTATACCAGCATTAGTACCACCCGCTCCACCGCCAGCATAAGCGGTTACAGAACCCGTAATAGATGATGCAATACCCGCACCGCCGTTATTAGAAGAAGGAACTCCTATAGTGCCAGCGCCGCCACCGCCACCATAAAGGACTCCGCCAGTATTGCCTTGGCCTAAAACTCCAGCACCGCCAACTCTTGGGGTGTTAGATGCTCCGCCTCCTGACCCGCCAGCCAAACCATTACGGGATGTTCCGCCACCGCCAGAGCCTCCACCACCACCGCCACCGCCAGTAGATGAAATACTAGCAAAAACAGAAGCTACGCCAGAAACTCCATCATTTGCTGCTCCGCCTGCGCCACCGGCCCCACCACTACCAACAGTAACCGTATAAGAGGAGCCAGCCGCAACAGGAAAAATACCCGTCAATAAACCACCAGCGCCACCTCCGCCAGAAGCATCGCCACTAACGCCTCCCCCTCCGCCACCACCAGCAACGCAAAGGTACTCTACAAATTGAGGGGGATTAAATGCTGACCATGCGCCTTGACGAATGGCTTGGTTAACTTGTCTGAGTGTAAAAAGACCTTGTGCCATATATCCTCAGAATGTAATTGTTCCAGATGCAACAAATGTGTACACGCGCCAGCCACCAGATACAACCATTTCTGGTGAGCCTGTTGTTGATGTAGCAGGGGCTAAGTAAGATGGGTAGCGGATGATTACGATGCCAGAGCCGCCTGCGCCTCCGCTACTTACGTTATATCTTCCTCCGCCTCCGCCTCCGCCAGTGTTGGCTAAACCTGTTGAACCACCAACTAAATTGGCATTTCCACCACCGCCACCGCCGCCAAGTCCAAAAGAATTTGCAGCCCCTTCCGCGCCACCGCCACCGCCCCCTGCGTATTGAATTTGTGCACCAGAAATAGATGAAACTAAACCAGCGCCGCCATTACCACCCACAGCACCACCACTAGCACCAGTTGAGCCAGCACTACCAGCACCACCTCCGCCTCCGCCAGTAGAATTGGATGAAACTTCTATGCCGTTTCCACCTGAATTTCCTTGCCCAGAAGTTCCAGCACCGCCTACTTGTGCGCCACCAAAAGCAGTTCCACCACCACCAGAACCACCAGTTCCTCCCGTAGCATTACTTGAACTATTTCCGCCACCACCTCCACCGCCAGTAGCCGTAATACTAGAAAACACAGAGTTTGACCCTGCCGTTCCACGTGATGTAGTTGAACTTGCGCCACCAGCACCAATAGTTATTGTGTAAGCAGTTCCAATAGCTACAGCAAGACCGGTAGCAGTTAAAAGACCACCCGCACCTCCGCCACCGTTTGCGCCACCACCCCCGCCAGCAATGACAAGGTATTCCACCGTTGTGACAGGGTAGTTGATGCCGTTTAAACCGGCTGAGAGAATCCCGCCAACTTTACTAAGAGACATGATTGCCTCCGATCAAGAAATGACTTCGTAGCTGATCGTGTAAGTGATGCCGCTGGCTGTACCAGATGTAACAATAATTGAAGAGCCTTCCATCAAATAGATGGATGAAGTTTTATCAACAACAATTAAAGAAGCATCAGGAGGAACAGACACCGTAGAAGCAATTGGATAGGCCGTGCCGCTAGATGGGGCAGAACCTTGAGCTACTGCACCGTTAGTGTAAATAGCCACAGTTGTATCAACTGCTGAAGTGCCGTTTACGTTAGCCGCAACGATCTGGTTGATCTTGAAGACCTGACCGCTAGAAGCAGCGTTAGGAACCAAAACCACTGCGGTTGTTGCGCTGGGTGTGAGATAGGTTGTTGTGCCCGAAGCTGTGGTCGCGGCTAAAAGATTAGGATTTGCCATGTTGGTTCCTTAAATACTGAAGATGAAGTTAATCATAGTGGCTTTTGCTTGTGACAAGCCACTAGCCGCTGGAGTTGAAGATACCCAAGTTGTACCATTAGAGGTCAAAATGTTACCGTTTGTGCTGGGTGCAACAAAGCTGGGTGTGGATGTTCCGTTACCCAGAATGACGTTATTGGCCGTCAAAGTGGTTAGACCTGTACCGCCTTGGTCAACACCAAGAGTTCCAGTAGACACCAAGTTCTTACTGCCGTTTGTAAATACGGGCTTGCTGGCTGTCAGTGAAGAATCAATGATGTCATTAGCCGTCAGCGTTGTGCCGTCAAAGGTCAGGTTAGCAGAAGCACCAAATGAACCAGAGCTATTGAACTGAACCTGAGTGTTAGAGCCTGCCGCAGAGCCACCGCCCACATTAACAAAGTTAGTGCCGTCCCAAGCCACAATAGCCCGTGTGCCCGCAGGTACAGTAACACCCGTTCCAGTCACACCTTGAACAATGATTGACTGGGTGCTAGACGTTTTGTTAATAACAACGTAAGTCTTAGACTGGGCTGGAACCGTGATGGTTCGTGTGGCTGTGCCGCCTGCTGTCCACAGAAGAACTGCATACTGGGAGCTATTAGCCGTCAGACCTGTGCTTGCCGCTGTGCCCGTAGTCAGGGTCAGCGTGATGTTTGCATCTGTGGAGATTGTCTGTGTACCAGCAACGGCAACGTCAACAATTTGGGAAATGGCGTTATTGACCGTGTCGCCCCAAGTACCAGATAAAGTACCTGTGGTCGGTAGCGTCAAGCCAATTAGCGAGGTATTTGCCATCTATTGCTCCTACTGAGTAGAAATTTGTGTCCAACCGGGCGATTCTGTTGTATCCACAGCAGCCCAGCCCGGTGTTTGCGGATTGCTGATATTTTGCCATGTAACGCCTTGTGTGTCATCAATAATTTCCCACAAGTATCGCCCACCATTTGTTTCTGTTATTGCCATCGTTTCCGACCGGCTTACTTGGTAGTTTGCACCACCATCGTTTGTATCCGTGATTGCAACAGATTCATCCAAAAACTCTGTGTAATACGTCCCTACAGTCGTTCCTTCTGCAATACCCATCGACTCGTTGATGGTCATAATCAGCACAGCCACCTGTGCTTCTGCTATTGCAATCGACTCCGATATATCACCTAAGAATGTAGCAACCGCTTCCTCTACACTCACAATTCCCAAAGAATCCGACACGCTCTCTGTATAACTTGTCTGCGCGGCCTCATCATCTGTTATGGCCTGAGACTCTGCTACGCTTTCGTTGTAGCTGGTTATCGCCGCATTTGCATCAGCAATAGCCATTGTCTCAGTTACAGAACCCACAAACCCAGCAACAACCGACTGATCATCAACAATAGCGGCAGATTCATCCACTGCTACATTCATCGTCAGAACTACAGTCTGAATATCCTGAATGCCTTCTGTGCCATTCCACGAACCAGAACCCCAAGCGTCTTGACCCCACGTAGTGCCGTTTGTCAACGACTCTTCAATACTTACCTCAATCAACAACCCAGCCGCAAGTGAATCAGCAAGTAGGGCGGTTTCTGTAACGCTGACAGGAAAAGTTTCTCCCCCGCCCCATGCGTTCTCACCCCATGTGCCGTCACCCCAAGCTAACGCCATATCAAGTCAGTGTTAATGTGTATGTAACTGCAATTGTGTCGCCGTTAACAACAGCCTTAGAACTAGAGAAATCACCCGCAGAGAACAATGTGCCAGTGGTTGAATCTTTAGTTGCGCTACCGCCAATGTTGATAAAGCAACCCGCCACAGTACCTGTACTGGTCATAGAGAATGACACGGCAGAAGACGTAGCCTTGCTTGCAGCGGCGGCAGAGGCAAATGATGGCGTAGGACGGTTGCCAGAATAAGCAGGAGCGTTAGTGCCACCTACTTCTAACCAGCCGGGGTGAGAAGCCTGCGTATCTGTGGCAGCTACAGTACCCGTACCCTTTAATCCCATTACAACTGCGCCAGCGGCTGAGTTGCCAAGGATGGTGTCCAAGGTCAAGTTTTTGCCTACAGTCACAACCAAGTTCTCAATAGGCTCTTCCCATTTGATAAAGCCATCAATGCTGTAGCAAACAGCATGGTAGTAACCTTCAATTGCCATCTCATCAGCAGGCGTTGTGTTGTATTTTGTAATTGCGGCTACTTGGTCGGTAGCGGTGATTTTGTCCAAGCTCATGTGAGGCTCCTTAATTAGAACTACGAATTAACGAAGTGGTTGGGCCATTTACTGGCATTGTGATTGTAAAAGTTGTCGTTGACGTTTTGTCAGACCCAAAGTCCAGCACGGCCACAGACTTGTTACCCTGAGTTACGTTGTAAATCAAAGCACACCTGGCTGTCAAAGCGGCAGTCCAAGATACATTAGGGAAGCCAACATAAGCCGTATACCCAGAGGATGCTACTGTAATTGGCGTCAAAATAGACCCACCAGCTGAGTAACCAGATGCCACTACTTCATTGGTAGACGAGTAGATCGTGGTTGCTTCGTTTAGATCGGCACTGGCCGTGTACAAAGCAATCTTGATAACGTCTGTAGTAAGGTCGTGAACGCCCTGATACAGCTCCGCCTTGAAGCTTGTGGTCTGGGTCTGAACAATACTCATGAGACTGCAACCCTAACTTGGCCATCGCGGTATGCGTCAGCCCTTTGTTTACCATCACCCAAGTTCTTGAGAAGCGCCATAGCTTGAACATAACGCTCTTGATACAGCTTATACATTCCATCTTCGGGCGAGCTTTTCATGTATGTTCCAGCCTCAGACAGAGTTCCATACAGTAACGCAGAGTCAAAATTATCACCCAGCCATGTGGTCAGCGCGGTAACAATAGACTCTGGGTAGTAGTAGTAATGGAGCTCTGCGTAGTAATTTACGTTTGGCGTAGGGCCAAGAATGAACGACAGCTCGTTAACGTTGGCAGACTGTGGGCCAAAGATGGCGTAGTGACGGGGCTCTGAAGCTTGTGCGCTCAGTGGATATGCCTCGCGCATGAAGTTCACATCCTTGTTCAGCAGATACAAATAGTCGCCTTGAAACACAACCGCGCCATTCACTGTGCCGCTATTAGCCACTGTTAACGTAATTGTGGTACCGCTAATGCTACGAACAATAGCGTTAGTACCAATGTTTGTGCCTGTGACCTGCTGACCCACAGCAATACCTGTAGCACTGGCCACAACAATCGTTTTGGCAGCAGATGTACCAGTTGCTGTTGTTGCGTTATACGGATAAATAGCAAGGCTGTATGTTGAAAGGAAATCCTCTGGACAAGCCAAGTACTTATTGCCGGTTGACAAAACGCCCGTGACATTCTTACGCAAGTTGGCAATCTGCACCGTGTTATAGATGCGTTGCTCCGCCTGCTTGATCATTGTATTGATCGTAGTCGTGTCAAACGTGTTCTGCGTGTAATCAGTTACCGCAGCTACAAGTTGGGCGTATGTTAGTGCCATAATTTAAGCCATTGGGCCGCGAGACATTAAACCTTTAGTGGCCGCGCCAGTGCCGCGCATATTAATGCCGGACGTCTTAGGCTCACCACCAGATGATTTGTTGATATTACCAACAGTCATCTCCACAGTATCAGCACGGCTCATGTTCTTACCAGAGCCGGGATTCTCTTTAGCAACAACCTTCTCACCCTTCATTGTGTGCGGAGGAGCGTAAACTTTAGCATCGCCAACTTCTTTACCCATCATCATTTTGCTGTATTTAGCCATATTAGCCTCGCTTCTGTGCGGCAATCTTTGCCAAATTACGACCCATAGTCTTCATATCAGAGTTGGTTTTACCCTTACCCTTACCTGTTCCGCCCTTTGTTTCTTTGACAGAATGACCGCTGTTAGGGAAGATGTGAACATCAGTCTTACCTTTTTTAGCGACTCCGTCTGCTGATCGTGTATATGCCATGTTTAGCTCCTATGAAACTGTTATCGTTACTGTACCAACAAATGCCGTTGCAACCAAGTAGTTAGGTGTTAAATATTCATCAAAACCACTAGCTCCACCGACTGGATTCCAACCCCACTGGATGTCCCGTGAACCACCAGTCAAATTACCACTTGCATTCAAGCCCGCCGTCACATACGTTGTATCTGGCCGTGGCTGATACAAAGCCTGTGGATCATAAACAGGATACATACCCAGCTGCAATTGCGGCTGATCTGGATCCCAGCAAGCTTCACAAACCTTTAGCTGATAAAGCTTGGTCTTGATGACCTCCATCTTTAACTGCTTTAACTTGTAACGCTGCCCACACCGATCACATTCGGCAATAGCATATTTACCGGATGCAAACGGTGTTGCCATTAAGTACCACCACCAATGAACGCTATACGAGGCACCAACCTCAATGTAGCCTTCTCGCGATC